CTGGTGCAATACCGCGTGATTGTATTGTTGTTGATACTATGCGTAATGATGGTGCCAACTGTATTGGCGTAGAGATACGTCATCGAACAGGTGCCAACAGCTATCTGCTGTTTGCCAACTACACACAAGAAGTACGTCAGCTACAAGGTTTCAAATTGAACCTTGCTGTGTTTGACGAGCAGCCACCAGATGATTTCTTCAGTGAGATTGTCACACGTACTGCCACCACACAAGGCAAAGTCTTGTGTTCGTTTACTCCTTTAAAAGGCCTCAACGGATTGGTCAGCAAGTTTTGGAACAAGGAAGAAGGCTACAACTTCATTCGTGTGTCATGGGACGATGTACCTGAATATGATCCTTGGGGACAACCATTCCTGTTGAAAGAAACACGCCGACAACTAGAACGTGACTATCTACCTCATGAACGTGAAGCACGTATTGCTGGTAAGCCTGTCATGGGCAAAGGTGCTGTGTTTCAACTCAACAACTGGCCTACATATAAAACTGGCGAAATCGACTTTGAACGTATGCCACGTATTCAACGAGTTATTGCATTGGACTTGGGTCTAGTCAACGACAAAACAGTTATAAGTTTAATGTACTGGGAACCACATGAACGAACTGCATATCTACATCGACAAATTGTTGTGCAGGGCATTGAAGAAGCTGTCCCCACTCAGTATATCAATCATCTACTGCGTCCTGAAGTATTCGGCACTCCTATTGTGTTGCCTGCTGATGCTAGTACTCCAGGCCGTTACACAATGAGTGCCAACAGCATACGTGAGCTGTTTGAAAGTTACCAATTAAACGTCTACGAAAAAGCCATTATGAATCCGCCCGACAGTCAAGGGCGTGTGACCAATCACAAAAGCTATGGCATCAACCAAATGCGTCAGATGCTGGAAGTTGGATCGTTAATGGTCAATGAAAACTGCACCCACTTCCTGAGTGAAGCAGGTAATTATTATGTAGACACACAAGGTCGCTTCAGCGATCCAGATGACTGCATTGACAGTTGCCGTTATGCTTTGTTGGCCTGCCTACAGGGCGTATGTGAGCCGTGGGATGGACGTAGTCCTGCACAGCGTATGGCAGCACAACGTGATAGATATGTCAAAGCAGACGACAGTCAAAAACCTGCTTGGAAGAAGACCTTCTCAGCAACATAAGGAATAGAAATGAAAGCACAATTTTTAGTAGCAGTGGGTGCTATGACACCTACAATGATGTGTGAATATCACACACGAGCCTTTGAACGTTTGATGATTGATCACGATCAACCTCACACAATCTACGAATTGGAAGATGAGGACGGTGACCACGAATGTCATGCCTGCGATCTAAAGGACACAATAGAAGAAGCTGATCGTCCTCGAATTATACTACCCCATTAAGGACAGCTATGAGTAAAGGCAGCAACGCAAGACCTATCGAAATCCCTCGTGAACAGTTCAGGTCAAACTGGGATCAGATTTTTCGCAAGAAAACTGACGAAAAACGCCAGGAACCGCAGGAACTAAATAAACGAAAGGGCGAAAAGTAAATGCTTGACATAAAAAACATTCCCGTTCAGGATATTAATCAGAACAAACCTATCAACAGCCGCTTTGTTCGTATGAAGAACCAAATGGACGTCAAGATGGCGTCTTACCTGCGTTACCTGGGCACAAAGAACGCAGTGAATCGCGCCAGCGATTATCACTATCTGTGTCTAGCAGTTACAGACTCTACTGCTCCTGTCAATGGCATTGACTACATCCACCCCAGTGTTAAGCCTGTTGTGGACTACGCTACAGCAGTTATTGCCAAAGGACTCATGCCCAATGGCGAAGTTAACTTTGAGTTTGGTGCTGATGGCGAAGAAGATGAAGTGGCTGCACGTCAGGCCACTGACATGGTACACAAGGTTGTGAACCAAATGAATGATCCGCACTTTATCTTAGAACGCTGGATCATGGACGCCAACATGCACAAGAATGGTATGATGATGATCAAACCAGTGCGTGAACAGATTGTTCGCTATGTAGAAACACAAGGCACATCAGATCAGTTAAAGGCCTTTGAACAACAGGCCAGCGATAGTGGCCTTACAGCACTACGTCAAAGCCGTCGTAAGATCAGCGTTGAGATGGAAAAGGTCCTGGCAGAAGTTCAGCAGAATTTAGGCGAACATAAAAAAGCTCAGGCCAGCGGAATGATCGATCAGTTCTTGGCTGACTTCCGCAAGCCAGATGAAATGGAAGACTTTGATCCGGAAGCCATGATGGCAGAAGGTGCCAGTGGTGAGCAAACAATTCTCAATGATGCCATCAGTCGCAATACAGTGTACACAGCCAAGTACAAGTTAACTGGCTACAGCATTAACATTAAATTCCACAGCATTGCACAGCACTACTGGATCTGTGATCCCACTGTGCCTGAAATGAAGGACCAACCTTTTTGTGGCTACTATGATCCAATGACCATACAAGAAGCCATGGAACTATATCCTGGCATTGACCTAGAACAGTTTGAAGTGCATGCCGAATACAACATGAACGGTGCCTATCAAGCAGGTAGTGTGTTGAACAACTTGGCTATTCACGCACGTGACAGTGTGCCTGTCATGGGTATCCCTGTTAGTTCATCAGCATCAGCAGATCCTGACAGTCGTCAAATCTCTGTGGTAACTGTCTGGAACAAGTACGACATTGATGGTGATGGAGAACTTGAACTGGTAGAACTAATCTATTCTGGTAGCTACATCATCAGTGCCAGAGAAGTTGAATTCATTCCTGTGGCCAACATGTGTCCCAAACCCCTGCCTGGCAACTTCTATGGTATGAGTATTGCTGAAAGTGTTATTCCCATGCAGGAATACAACACAGCAGCGGCACGTGCAGAGATCCAGTTGGGCTTGTTGACTGCCACACCAAGAATTGGTGTCAAGCCAGATCGCCTAGACTTTGAGATGTTGCAGGATGGCGAAGCCGCTATCTTTATCCTGGACAGCAAGTTTGATCCTGCCAAAGACATCTATCAAATTCCTCCTCCAAGTGGTAATCTACAGTTCCTAGAAGTTGCCATGAATCGTATCCAACAGGATACCATGGCCATGATTGGCATGACTACACCAAGTGATGTATTCAATCCAGAAGTTATGGCTCCTGGCAACTCAGGTATTAAATTACAGTTGGCACTAAGCCCCAACCAGATCATTCAAGACAACACTGTGCGTAACAGCGCAGAAGGTCTCAAGGAAGCTATTTGGTTGGTATGGCGTACCTTGATTCAGTATGGTGATGACTATGGCGTTAAGAAGTTGGCTGCCACCTGCCACCCAGATAAAAAGCCTGAGTTCCTAGACTACTTGGCCTGGGACGACATGAACTTCTGCGATCGTCACCAGATCAGTCTTGAACTATCTCTTGGTATGAAAAGTGAAGAGAACGCTTTGGGTCGACTACAGATCATTCAGAAGTGTCAAAGCGACTTGTACAGTGCCACACAAAGCATGGTGCAGGCCGGCACACTGACTCCAGAAGTCTACAAGAAAGTTAAAAAGCCTTTTGCTGACACACTATATGTGTTGGGAGTCAAGGACTGCGACACTTACCTGCCCAGTGATGACGAAGTCAAAGCAATGATTGCACAGGCACAAGAGTCACAGAAGAACAAAGAACCAAGTCCTGAAGATCAGAAGCGTTTGGCAGATGCCAAACTCAGTGATGCACGAGCACAACAGATTGCCGCAGAAGTCAGCGGTCAAGATGCTGAAAGCCAAATGGACTTTATGGCATTGGCCATGGGCACTCCTAAAGTTTACTCATAATAGAACTGGCATAGAATAGAACGGGATAATATAGTAATATGATTAACGACGAAGCAGTAGAACATTACAATTCAAGATTAACAGTGGACCTAGGCAACTTAAAGAGCCTAACCACACAACAACAGGATCGTGTAAGACATTACGGTAGCCTGGCAGAATCTTTGTTGAAAAACAAAGACCTGGCTATGTTTATACATCATTTTAAATTCAGTCAAGCGGATTTCCTCTCCAGCATTAGAGGTCATACGCCCGACGACAATTCCCAGCGAGTGGCCATAAGTAATGAACTAGCAGGAATTGATAATTTCGTAAGCAGCCTAAAACGGGCTGTTTATTTGAAAAATCGCATTGGTAACACAAATCATGTGCCCAATGATAATACCTAAAGGAAAATAAATGCAAACAACGATCATGCCTAACACCCTAGACGGTGCGGCCACTGAACAAAGCGCAGTACCGAGTTTAGACTCAATTGCCGCGAAAATGACCGCTATGCGCGAAGGCACACAGCGTAACCAAATTCGTGCAACTGAACAGACTGCAACAGGAGCGGACGAATCGGCAGACTCATCCAGCCCTGAGGCACCCAGCACATATGCTGAAGCCGAAGTTGACGACATTTTTGCCCCAGAAGAACGCAGCGACAATCAAGAAACAGACGCCCCTGAACAGGTAAGCACTGGTAGTAATGATTCAAACGCAGACGACTTAATTGACTTTGTTGAATTTGCTGAAACAAACCCGAACGCCAAGTTCAAGTTTATTCGCAATGGCAAAGAAATTGTAGTTGATGCCAAGAAAGCCGCAGCAATTCTAGGTCAGGGTGGAGCAATACACGAAGAAGCACGCCAGCTTAAAGTGCATAGAGCAGAATTTGACGAATACGTTAAAGAAACTCAAGCACGACAAGAAGGACTTGCTCTTGCCATGGAATTTACCATTGAGCCGCGACTACAGAAAGCCTATGATGAAATTGTTAAAACACAAAATTATCAAACTACTTTCCATAGTCAAATGGCACAGGTTAGGGATCCTGCTCAAAGAGCAAGAATCCAAGCCAGTATGCAACAGAATGAACAGTACATTCGCCAGCAACAACAGCTTATCGGCCAGTTGAAGCCAGCAGTGGAACAGTTCAAACAGGTGCGTAGCCATCAAGTTGTCGAACGCTTACAACAAGCACGTAAGAGCTTTACAGACAAAGAGTTGAAAAACGAATATGTCTTTAATGAAGTACGTGAAAAGGTTGCAAAGATTTGGCCACAGGCCCATGGACAATCCATTCCAGGAGTAGCGAACATTGACCTAATCTCCAGTGATGAGACTTTATTAAGTTTGATCAGAGACGGACTCAAGTATCGTGACAAACCTTCTACAAAAAGTGCAGGCAGTAGCATGGCAGCTTTAACTAGAGCCAGAGGCGGAAGTACCCAGAAGGGCACCAACGACGACATCTCTAAACTTCGTGAACAAGCCAAGAGCGGCGACAAGCGCACCCGCGAGTCAGCCGGAGACAATCTTTTGATGGCACAGTTGAGTCGACTGCGAGCATCAAGAGGTGGTAGATAATAGCCCTAATATTCAAGGAGAATTAAAATGGCAGAAATTACAACCAGTCAAATTGGTAACGGTACTACAGCATACGGCAGTGACATCGTTGTCAAAGACTTAGATTTAGACGTATCCAATCGCGTCAAGGATGATACACCTGTTCTGAACATGTGTATGAGCAAAAAGCGTAAAGTTAACTCCACGCTACCGCTGTGGACAGATGACATCTATCGCTTGCCTGCTGTTCAAGCACAAGTTGAAGGTGCCGCAGTCAACACCAGCCAAGCTGAAAGCAATCAGCGTTACAACCTAGGCAACTACACACAGATCTTCTCAACTGTGATTGCTGCTTCCGGTTCCGCTAGAGCTGTCATGCAGTCGGGCGGAGATCCGCAGGCATACCAGGAAGTAAAACAGCTGATCGAATTGATGTTTGACGTAGAACAACAATTGGTTCGTGCTGATCAGATCGGTACAAAATATGCTGGACAATCAGGTTCAGCAGCAGGCCTGCCAGCAGGTCAAACAGGTCGTCGTATGGGTTCATTGAGCGCCTTTGCAGGTACTCAGTCATTCAATACAACTTCTGGTTCAGTGACTGGTTTGAACACCAACACCAACAATGAAAGTAGCGACAGCTCAACAGCAGTCAATGATACTTTCAATCTTGCTGCTCAAGGTAGTCAGTTCTACACAGGTACTTTTACCAACCAAGTGTTCAGTCCTACTTTGTACAAGCAATTGGTGACTGTTGCTGAAGAGCGTTACAACGCCAAGATTCGTAGCATGGTTGCTCCGACTTCTTTACGTACCATTATCTCTGATAATATCGTAAGTTCAAACACCAGCGTTAACCGTCGTAACGTGGAACGTGGTGACACGATCCAGACTTATGAAGGTGACTTTAACTACACCTATGAGGTGTACGACAGCTGGATCATGGATCAGTCAGGTGTAAGCAACAGCATCTACTTCATGAACGAAGACGTGCTACAGTGGGGTAGCTTGCGTGACCTAGGTCCTAACAACGAAGTGTTTTCGAACGCTGACGCAAGTTTAGATCAGTTCATTATGGAAGGTACTTTGATCATCCGTAATCCAGCTGGCGTAGGTATGTTGAACAACATCACCAACGTTGGTTCACTAGTAACTACACCACGTGCAAGTGCTACTGTACAACGTGTCAACCAGGGCGCTGGCGACACTTATTAATCTCAACGATTAAAGCAAAAAGGCCCCTTCATTGGGGCTTTTTTGTCTCTTGACCACCATAATCACCTGCACTAAATAATGCTATGAGCAATATAGACAATCCTGAATATTTAGACGACACGGACCCAGAAAAGAACTTGAACTACTGGCGTCAAGACGAGCGCGGCATGGTTACCACGCACAATGGAGTGGCAGATCGTTTACTCAGTGTAAATGATGCCTTGTATAAGACCATGAAAGGCGATTGGAAAAGAGCTGACTGGAACAAAAGCCAGAACATTAAAACTACAACTGGCCGCGAAGATGGCAAGTTTTTTATCACACGTGAACAGACCAACACAGATGCCATCATTGACGCAGTTCGGCAGTATCGTCACTGGGCTGAACAGGGCGTTCCAGACCCATTGGCACCCATTGGTGATGACGGTAAATTAACTTACAAGTGGATGGATTTACCAAAGGTAGTTGCCATCCGTATCAGTGATCAATATTTTGGCGGTATGCCTTGGGCAGCAATTAAAAATGATCGCACACTCAAGGCACAATTCTATCGAGTGGTGCAACAAGAATATCCGCAGTATGTCTGCTATCCGGGCGGCAAATTGCCAATACCCGTGAACGTTCCTTACCCAACTAAGGTTGGTGAGAAACGCTTTTTCCAAGGAATGTAAACAATGTTCGTAATACCCACAGGCGATGCTCTAGTAACCTACATCAAAGATTTTACTGGCAGCACCAATGATGCAGAAATCAAGCAGTGTATCTTTCTAGCTGAACTCAGTATGCGTAACATTGAGTTACCGGCCAATCGCTGCGATCCTTATGCTCCAGAAAATATTGGCATAGCTGACGAAAACGGTCGTATTCCAATTCCTGCAGACATGAACAAGCCTATCTTGTTCTTCAAACAAGGCAGCCAATACACTACACAAGCAACCTGCACAGGCACTGCGGCCACCAATACAATTACCTTGCAGAGTCAGCCTGCACAAAGTCTACAGCCTGGCATGTTTGTCACTGGTGTAGGTATTGCACCTGGTTGTGTGGTCAACGCAGTGGGTGGTGCTATGATTGGCAGTGTCATTACCTTGAGCTTGAACAACACCGGCACAGTGAACGGCCTGATTACATTTACCACAGTTGGTGCTGCTAGCAGCCAAACAGGTCCTTGGATTGTGTATGATCGTATTGGTGATAGAGATATCATTACTCAAAGCATGATTGCACAGTTATATCTACAACCTGTAAACGTGCCAGCAGTTATTCGCGGCAAGTTCAGTGAAGTTTACAACAACTATCAATTCTTGCCGTATGTGGCTGAAGGCGACTTGATCAACCTGTACTACTACAAG